GTTAATAGTGACTGCCGAGTTTTGTATTAGCTTTCCAGTTGTCCCATCAAAACGGGCTATTCTGTTATCTGTTGCAGATGTCGGCCCCATAACATCGCCACCGCTGCCGCTGCTACCGCCGCCTCTTGTGATTGCAATGATTTGCTTTTCCAACTCAGGCGACACAATCTCGCCAGCATTGATCTGCTTACCAGATGACAGATTGATAATCAGGCTGCCATCAAAGTCAATGTTTGCATCGGTAACTGATACACCGTCAGTTCCATCTATTCCGTCTTTACCTGGCGTTCCTGGCAAACCTGGCTTACCGTTGATGCCATCCTTACCGTTACGTCCATCCTTACCGTTTCGCCCATCGCTGCCATTAATTCCATCACGCCCGTCCTTGATAGTCAGTACGCGCTTTTCAATAACATTGCTTACGTTGTCAAACTTCTCGGTGATGTTAGTTTCAATCTTCTTTAAGGCTTGAACAACTCGTTCAACATTACTAGCAGCTTTTTGCTGCTGCATCTGCTTAACGCTAACCATGAAATCATCAACTTCATTCAAGACGTTATCCGCTAAATCGTCAACACTAGAACTTTTAAAGATTTTATCGATTGCCATAATTTAACTCCGTTGCTAGTTTTTCAAGGAACTGGTTTTCCATATCTACCACATTGCTTTTGGCGTTGTTCATCTGCAACTCTACGATCTTAGACTTGTTCTTGATGTCCGCTTCCTTGAGCATCAACTCGGCAATCTTGACCCGCTTGTCAAACTCATTGCTCTCGTTGCCAGCCGGTAGATTTTTGGTCGCAGAGGCCAGCACCTTGGCCTGCACCTCTTGCGGCATCAACTGAGTTTCCACCGATAATTTCTGCGCCTCTGCCCGATTCTGCTCGGCCTGCGTAGTGCTAACCGCAATCTGTGCTTGCGCCGCTTGCATAGCCAATTGCTGCTGCATATCCTGCATCTGCTTGGCCTGTGGGTCAGGCTGGCTCATCTGATCCAATGCAGACATCAACTCGTACCTATTAGTCAGGCTAGAGTTGTTCAAGATGCCCTTCAGAATCAACGGCAGCACCGGAGTATTCGGCCCCAAAGTCTGAAGCAAACCAATAAACTGCTGCTGCTCGTACTCACGGGCAATAATTCCCAAGGTAGCAGTAGGAATAAAACGCATATCCACACTCGGATAACGCTCTGGGTCAAACTGCATATACCTAAACGCAGCCTTCTGAATGAACGGAATTAGGAAATCCTCTTGGAAGTTCACCAGCGTCCGCTTGTACTTCTTGATGATGGTTGCCACCGCCATCGACATACCGGCGCCATCACGGTTGCCATTGCTGACCATGCCCTGGCTGTCCAGCGTACCCGTTGCCTGCAACAGCATCCGTTCAAACTCTTTTGCCGTGTTCAGATTGTTCAAACTCGTTTCGCCAAACTTGAACGGGTACAAAATCTCCGAAGGGTTGCCGTTAACAAGGAACGCCTTGCCAGGCTTCACCTCAAACTTAGCACCGCGAGGCAACCGTGTTGCATCCATCCCCATCATGGGGCTGGTGGTCAGCGCCAACGAATCCAAATGGCTACGCACCTGCGCGTCAATCGCCTTTTGCATATTGTAGGATTTCTCCACCGTACCCCTGCCCAGCAGTCGATTAGGCACAGTGTCATCTTGGTACGCAATGATGGGCCTGTCCTTCATCATAAAAGGATTTTCTTCAGCCTTGAGAAGCAAACCCTCATTGGCAATGACAACAATGGCCTCCACCATGTTGCTGTACTCATCAGCAACAGAATCCTCTGGGAATAAGTCCTCAACCTCATCCTTTTGCACCGCCTCAAGGTACTCGCGTGGCACCAGCCCGTAGTACGTCAGCAAACGAACCTTGTCATCACGGTATTGCGTAACTTCCTGAGTCGGCTCTAAATCATTGTCATCCGAGTCTGTGCCAATGTCCACCTTGCGGTAGATGCCCTTCTCCATACCCTCAACAATCTTTTGAATTCCAACGAACTTCTCAATTGCCACACCCATGCAGTCATCAATCGTTGTCCCATTAGGGTCAAACAAGAAATTCTTGGGGTTGACCGGCACAATCTTGACCGCAATCCGGTTTTTTTCCACCACACCAATGGCCGCTTGCTGCATCTGCCCTGGTATTGCTTGAGTTGCAGGCTCAAATATCTTCTCGGTCTTAACAATAATCTCGCCAATGCCAGTTCCGTAGATTTCAGCCATCAACTCAATCTGGTCAATGGATTTCCTGATCTTGTCCTGCTTGAAATCCTCCATCAACTGCGCCTTTAGCGCCTCAACGTCCATAGGATTGCCGTTTATATCCTTTAGGTCATCCTCAATATCAAAGAAATCACCCTGACCAAAGATCGCCTCCATAATCTCAGCGTGGCGAGTCTCAACGGCCTGCTGAGTTGCCGGTGTAACTATGCGCGAACGCTCAGAATCTCGCGTCTTGTCCTCCGCAGCCCATTCACCACGAAAAATACGCTCGTACTCTAAATATTTTGGAAGAAAATTAGTGTCGCGGTAGTCGCGCCAACGGTCACAGTGGCTAACAACAAAGTCCGTAAGCTCTTTATCGCTCTCTGTCGGTTCTTCGAAATCGTTTTGTTTCAAGATGTCCATGATTTACCTTATCGAATACCCCAAAGGGTCTGTATACATGGGGTTGCTGGGGTAGTCTAACTCATTGGCTAACAAATCAGGTGCAGCAACTCCCATAGTCGCGGCAATGGCAGCACTCCTACGGAATGGGTCAAATGCGGCAAAGCGGGAACGGATTTGATCAGGGTTAATAATTGCAATTTCGTTTATTGATTTGTCAAGAGAGTCTTGCAAAATCATTGCATCAATTGTTTTGTTGGTATCTGGAGCATTGGTCGCACTATAACGACCCTGAGCATTTGGCAACAGACTCAATGGGTTTTCCATCCTTAGATTTACAGGGTACATCACGCCAGTACCCTCTGGCGCATAGCTACCAGCGTACTCGGCTTTTGGACTAAAAAAACTACCACTTCTAAACGACATATATCCAACGGGTTGATTCTGTGCTTGCCTGTTTTTATACCATTCAAGGGTTTTATCACCCTCAGGTGTACCCCCTTCAGGCATAAATTTTTGAATATCTTTTGATGCTGTCCCATGATACGCATCAGTATCAAACCCCATCGCCGCAGCCCTTTGCTCTGCCGTATTGCCAGCAGGCAATCCCAACCCACCTTGACTAACTGGCAATGCAGCGCGTTGTTGGGCTAGGTCTAAGGCTGCTTGTTGGGGGGCTTGGGTTGGCATAAACACCTGTCTTTGCATAGCAGGTGAAACTAGATTGACAGACGAATACTCATCCATGATTTTATAAACTTCATCAAGTGATGCATCTGGCTGGTTTGGTGGTCTACGCCCAAGACGATATGCTGTTTTTGCCGCCGCTTTTGATGATACTTGACCCTGCAACACTGGAAAATCTTGCATAACTTGCGCCTGCAAACTTTCACCAATCTTCATACCCCTAAATTTTTCAGGAACTTCCAAACTAAGAACAGATGCAGACCCGTCAGACTTGCGAAGAACCTCTATTGAACTACCGCTGTTTGGCTCTGTGTACTTAAACCTTGCCGATCCAGCGCCAAAAATTTCAGAGGCATCTTTTGATGCAACATTAAATTTTGACCCCACATCCTTAATCCCCATCCCCACAGGCAAACCTTTGGTCAATCCAGCAGCAGGCAGCATCGCAAGCGCAGTACCAACAGGGAACCCGTACTCAGCGCCTCGACGCACCGCAGCGGTACTAGGATCGAGTACGCTGCCTTCAAACTGATCTGGCGCAGTACCAAACAAACCGCCAAGTGCGCCGTAAACGGTAGGGTAATCCTGGCGCAGATACGACTCGCTAGGTCGGCGCACCATCTGCGTGTCCATAAGATTACGCCTTGGTGCTGCCTGGGGCTGCATCAACCGATCAAATAATCCCATATTAAATCCCCGCAATTATGTCCATCGGCTCCCACTCGTCATCGGCCTCCTCAAAGTAGCTGGTCACAGCCAACTGATCCATGTAGGAAAGCGCATCGGGCAAATCATCATGAACGCCCTGAGAAGGAAACATCAATAACTGGTCAACAAAGTCATCCCACTTTTCTTCCGAATTAAGGATAACCCGCCCATGCTCAAAGCGTCCCTGTAACGACCAGATGATTCTATCGGTTTTCTTACGGTTCCCATGAGTCAAATCAACAATGTGCGAGTACACATTGCTCTTACGCATTAAATCCGACAAATACGGCAGCACCGCATTCTTCAGCGCCCCCC